GTATCATATCTGTTGCACTTTTTAGGTCAAAGGAATAAAATTCTTTATATCCCTTAGCCGCGAAAGTATCAACAGCTTTTTGTTGATCAAATGTAGCATCTGTCTCCAATTGACGTAAAATCTTAAATAAGAAATTATGTATTGGAGTCATAGCCCATTGAGTCCAGTAATCTGCGATTGCAAACACACGGACTTTACCGGCAGCTTCGTATTTCAACGACAGCTTTCCAACCCTTAAGTTTGGGAGAGATGATGAACCTAATTTCTTAAGTTTCATCTTAAGGTCCCTTGAAAGAAATAAATCTTCCAAAGGAGGTAATCTCTCACCCTCACAGGTTGAGACTGTTCTCTCTAACTCTTCGGCATAATCCAATTGGAATAATTGACCGAGTTCATTCATAAGCAACTTAATCTTTGTCCAAAGATTATGTTGTCTTAATGCTATGAAATCTGAGACCATACCTAAAATTGCTATTTTATAGTTTGGTCCAGCAGATAAGTTGAGTGGTAAATCCATTTCCACATCAACCTCTGGGGTTACTATCCACTTGTTTTTTGTAGCTATACCGAACCACATGGAAACAAATGTATTCCATTGGTCGAGGTTACCTACAAAAGGTTTAGCCTGAATAGTTGAGAAATCAGCCTTTTCCCGAGTATCAGTTAACGATTTGTAACTATACAAAATCGATATCCAATACTTGATAATGGTTTTAGATCCAGACCTTATAGCACTACGTGCATATAATGGTAGTATCTTTGGTAAACCATGTGCTAACGCAACTCTTAATCCTAAAGGAGTAGTATCAAGCATCTTGTTCTTACCAAGGTAGTTATTAACTACCAGTAAGCAGATCTTCATATACTTCAAGGCATAAAGAGAGCCATTCTTTTCAACAATATTAAGAATGTTGTTAGCAAAGATGGTGTCTTGTTGTACGTGAAACTCAGTCCTCTTGATTCTTAAATAATGAGAAAGATATTCTCCATATTTAACAATCAATTTGACAAAGTTTCTCTTGTCAAGAACGACCAAACCATCCCTTTGTTTAAAACCACTAAAGTATTCCATCCACAAAGAGTATCCATTATCATATGGACCTGCTCTAGTGTAAGGATTTACCGAAGGGGATTTTGTCCCTGGGTCAGAGGGTTTGGGTATTACAGGTCTTTGAGTACCCGGTCGTGCCACTATTGTTAAAGCTTCACCAGCCGACAACGCTGTACGTTGCAGAACTAGATAATCTTTTTCTGTCATGTACACGAGTCCTCCTTGGTCACAAGGATCAAGGACGACGTACGGTTTTCTCGCCTGTAAGTCCCAGTCAACATGTTGTAACCAATAACCAATAGTCTTAGTGTGACTAGCGTTTATTGCATCGTCAGCGCAAAGATTTA